ACGAAGTACTTAAACGTGTAACCATTGATGCGCTGGCGGAATCAGGGCTTGACTGGTACAACAACGATGGCGGTCAAGGTAGCTTGCTCATCGACTTCAACAAGTCGCCGCCTGAAATCAGCCTAGATGTAGGCATCAACTACACAACTACCGAAGACCATACGATTGACCTAAACGAGGAGGACGAAGATGCACCCATGTCACCATAGTATGACCAGCGTGAAGGTGTGGGGAGGTAAGTTAGAAGACTACCAAGCCATACACGACTGGTTTGATGCGACCAAAGAACTGTGGGCAGATGCCAGACATCGTGCCCTGCGACACCATAGCCAAGGAATATTCGAGGCTGAGCGTGTGTTTGGACATGCCATAACAAACAGTGACGGCAGACTTGTGCCTGTACGTTACATCGGCGAGCAGCATGTCAAAGAGGACTGCGGTGGACGTATCCCGACCATCGTGGATTGGCTAGGCAAGATACCCATGGAAGTATGGATGAACCGAAGTTATAAGGTGGAATGACATGATGCACCGCAAATTCTATGCACGAAAGAACCCATGGGCGGCACATGGTGGACGCATGACCATACAGAAAGCATTCAGACATTGGGTGCAACCACATAAAGCTGAGAAAGCATCCAGTATGTCGGCATGGCGGTATGAGCGTGAGCTTGCTTCATTCGATATGAACAAAGATCGCAATCGTTCAGCAGTTGGATTGGTGCGAGCATTCGGCTCACCAACATTCTTTAATGGTGCATACCGCAACGCAGAGAACGACTAGCGCAGCAGGTGAGCTACCAGACTACACAATCAAATCAAACACAAGCGTAGAACTTGTGACAACAGCAGTGGGCTAGGAAAAACACCTATCACAACTGCATATCACACGGCGATCCAAACGGCGTCGACTTCAAATCAAACTGTAACTTACTGAGGGACTTATGAAATACTCCGACATCAAAAGCTCTGTACTGAGCAACTTCTCCATTGGCAACAAGCTTGTGCCCTTCATCAAGGGTAGGCCCGGCGGCGGTAAGAGTGCACTTGCACGTGATATCGTCAACTCTCTAGGTATTAACCCTGAGCGTGTGACCGAGTTCAACCCAAGTCTGCGTGACCCTGTGGACATCATGGGTGTGCCACGCACGGACAACGACGTAGCCAAGTGGATACCAATGCCTGAGTTCTGGCGTATTCGTGACGACGGCACTGACCAACCATGTGCCTTGATCGTGGAGGAATTGAGCGATGCGCCTGTCCCCATGCAGAACCCAATGTGCCGAGTCATCCTTGACCGGTACGCGGGCGAACTTGGACTTCACAAAAAGCTGGTCATTATCGCCACAGGTAACCGAACCGAGGACAAGTCAGGTGCGAACCGCATGACTACCAAGCTGAGCAATCGTATGCAGAACTTGGACTACGACGAGAACCTTGATGACTGGGTTAACTGGGCGCTAGATAAGGGGATACGCCTTGACCTGATTCAGTTTCTACGCTTCCGGCCCAACCTGTTGTCTGACTTCCAACCCAACCGAGAACTTAACCCGACTCCCCGTACATGGGAATTCGTGAATGAGGTCAACGCTAGCTTGCCAAGTGATCTGTACTTCGGCAACATCGCTGGTCTCGTCGGTGAGGGTGCGGCGGCTGAGTACACAGGCTTCAAGCGTATCTTTGAGAACTTGCCCAACATCGACGGCATCATCATGAACCCTGCCAAGGCTGAAGTCCCCAAGGACATGGCTGTGCTGTATGCCTTAACTGGTGCGCTAGCACACCGAGTGTCAGTGGACAACATCGACCGAGTAGCTGAGTACATCAATCGTATGCCGCAGGACTTCCAAGTCATGTGCATGCTGGATGCTCAGACACTTGCCCCCAAGATTCGCAATACCAAGGCATATGTGCAGTGGACTGTGAAGAACGCCAACGTCTTAATGTAAGGAGAACTTAATGAAACTGACGACACTTGCTGAGAAAGCCGTACTGGTCAAGCTGACCACACGCCGAGCCAACCTGACCAAGCGAGACACTATCGCAGAGGAATTTGTGCAGGAGGAACTGGGCGACACGTCGCTCATCGTTAACAAGAAGTTGTTTAGGGACGCAATGAACCCTGTCAACATACTGGTTAGCAAGATGAGTGAACCATACACCTATCACAAAACGCACACACTGCCATACGTTGACAAGGGGCCAAGGCTTCTACCAACTACACAGTATCTTGATTACACAGCGAACATGAGGCGTATCAATCAAGAGGTGGACACGATGAAGGCCAACGTCATGCCCAAGTATGACCAGTATGTACAGCTTGACATCCAATCTCGCATCGCACGGGATGCAGGCAAAGCTAAGCCGCCAAAGTACATCGCCCCAAGCTTGGAAGACTACCCAACGTCTGAACAGTTTGAGCAAGCGATAAGCACGACACTGGTGTTCTCACCATTGCCTGATGCACGACACTTCCTGTTTGATATCAGTGAAGAAGACATGGGACAGTTCAACGATCAGATGGACGCAGTCTCACAACGCGCAAGGTCGGAGGTCATTAAACGCATGATGGAGCCGCTGAAGCACTTGGTGGACAAGCTCAACAAGCCTATCGGTACTGAGGGACATATCTTCCGTGACTCTGCGGTTGAGAATGTGATCGAGGGTATCGACATGGCGAAGAAGCTCAACGTCAATGATGACCCTGACATCGTGGACATGGCGAACACCATCGGTGAGGCCATATCTAAGTACTCCACTAACGTGGACGTGTTGCGTGAGTCTCCTATTGTCCGGGAGCAGGCTGCGGCGAAGCTGGACTATATTGCACGACAGATGGGAGGTTTGTATCAATGATCACATTCACGGAACTTGAGGTAGTACTCATCATCGGATGGGTGGTAACAGTCTTTGCGTTCATGAACTTGAGCAAGAGGTTGACTATCAGCCGCAACAGAATGGGTGCAATGGACAGGCTTCTCCAAGAGATAGCCGACAAGAAGGTGCATATCGAGCGAGATAGCGACAACAACATCAACATAATAACACTGGAGTGACACATGGCAACTAAACTGGAGAAAGCCAAGGCGCAGATCATTCTCGATCATGCGTTCTTTGCATCAATACTACTCAAGCGTAAGCTGGTAGAGACACGCAAGATACCAACGCTAGCGGTAGATCAGAAGTCAACGATCTACTACAACCCTGACTTCATTGAAGGGCTACCTGTGCCACAGATAGTGTGGGGCTTGTGTCATGAGGTCGGTCACGTTATCGGTCAGCATGCTAGCCGCAAGGGTACACGACAACACAAGAAGTGGAACTATGCTGGTGACGCATGGATTAACGACATGCTTGACTCATGCAAGATCGGTCAGCGTATTCCCAACTGTGTGGACATGGCAGGGTCTAAGGACTTGACTGTCGAGACTATCTACGACAACTTGCCTGATAACGGGGGCGGCGGTGGAGGTGGAGGTGGAGGTGGAGGTGGTCAGGGCGGAGGAGGTGACTTCGATATGGGTGACATCGGTGAAGACATCATCCAAGGTGATGGCGGTAAGCCTATGACTCAGGACGAGATCAACGAACACAACGCTGAGATCAAGGTGCAGATCGCTGAAGCTGCGCAGGCAGCCAAGACACGTGGTGCATTAAGCGGTACGCTAGCTGGTATTGTGGCTGAGATTCTGGACGTCAAGACGCCTTGGTATGAAATCCTTGAGAAGCATTGTGTCAGTCGTGTCAATCAGGGTCAGACATGGCGCAGACCGAATCGTCGCTTTGAGGATGTGTACTTGCCAAGCGTAGACAAGCTGCCACAGATGGGAGAACTTGTCGTGCAGATCGACGTATCTGGATCGATCTCTAAGCAGGAGTTAGATCACTACTCAGGTCACCTATCACGCATTGCTGAGCAGTGCAGACCGGAGAAAGTTCATGTCTTGTACACAGACACAGACGTCGTCAAGCACGTTGAGTTTGAATGTGGTGAGGAAGTCACCCTTGAGTTCTACTCAGGCGGTGGTACAGACATGCCAGCAGGATTTACCTACTGTGATGAGCATGGCATCAACCCCGACGTGTTCGTGTGTCTTACCGATGGTTATACAGACTTCGGTGAAGCGCAGAACTATCCAATCGTGTGGTGTATCAGCAGTGACATTGAAGCCCCTCACGGCGAGAATGTTCACTTCGAAATGGTGTGATTACCTTTAAAGAAAGCGTGGCATGGGGCTGGATTATGAAAGACTCGACCAGACCCCATACCGTCGCCAGAATATACGCGTACTGGGAAAAAGGTAAACCACAGAAGCTATATCGTGCTGAAGTACTCGATTGCGAAATCATGGTGTTCGACACACTTGAAGAAGCAAAAGCGTGGGCGGCGATGGCGCTCAGAATTTAATCAGGAGGAGGTATGAGACTTACTAAATACGCCATCATGATAATACGTGAGCGAACCAAAGAAATTGAAGCGTTAACCAAAGGCATGGCTCGCATGGGGGCGTTTGATGATCTTGTAAAACACAGGATGAAATATAAAACACCACCCCAACCTAAGTTCTCTGATATCAATCTAGATGATCTTAAAGGCGACGATGCCCGTATGGTTGTCATTGCTGGACTTCACAACGTGCCAACGCCGAACATGAGTTACTTCAAAGACGGCACATGGGAACAACGTACCGCAGAACAACAACGTAAAGTGTTGCTCAACACAGCAGTAGAGAAGGGATTGGATTTATTCAGAAAAGAATTACGTAAAAACATGGAGAATGGTTATGTCAAGATGCCAGCTAAACCACGAAACACTTGAGAAGTATCGCTACGTTAACGTAGAGGATGTTGAATGGTGGGAATATATTTTTTCTGACTTTGAAGAAGACATGCGTAAGCATGGAGTCAAGGTTGACCAAATATACTTCAGCGGTTTTTGGAGCCAAGGTGATGGTGCATGTTTCGATGGGAGTGTCCAAGATTGGGGTTTGTATCTATTGCACCTAGGGTACGACGACCAGATACTCACATCCCTTGCGAACCAAACATGGTGGGGTAACTGGGAACGTAGAGGGCGCTACTCTCATGAGAACAGTGTATTGATCGACAGTGATTTGCACATGGGTGAGAACCCATATTGTTCGACTTCAGATGGGCTTAGGCATGATGCGTGGCAACACAAGATTCACACCTATGACTTCCTTGCGATACATGAGGAGATTGAGAAGAACTTGAGGGGGCACATGAATGATTTGTACGACAAACTTAGAAAGGAGTATGACCACTTAATAACGGATGAAGCAGTAATTGAATGGCTTGAATTTAACAACAAATTAACTGAACTGGAGATTTAACATGGCATACGTAGCAATCAGCGGAAACTTAGTAGCATCAGTCAAGAACCACATGGACATGATGCACGACAAAGACAAGAGATCGATTCCTGAGGTAGACGGCACACTTGATATCAATACAGTCCCGAACGATATCATGGACAAAGTGTGGGGGGAGCATATGCACCTTGCAAATCAAATGCCGCAAGAGTGGAAGAAATACAAAGACGAGGTAGAACTCAGAGTTGATATACCACGTGGAGATGGTACGTCTTACAAGATAGACCGCACTATGAGACTTGTTGGTGGCATCCATATGATGTGCCCACCGGATACGCCTAACTATGGGTTTCGTATCCAAGTACCCGCCGACCATGAATTGATGGCAGAGTATGTTGCGTATCACATGCAAGTCGATGAAGTCAAACAGCGTTGGAAGAAAGTTTCAGAGGAGATAGACAGATTCTTGCGGAACTGCAAGTCACTCAACGAAGCTTTGAAGCTCTGGCCAGATGTTCGCATCTACATACCCAAAGAGTTCATTGATCGTGTGGAGCATAAGGCTGAACGTAGTGCGGCTACATCCACAGCGTTAGATGTACTGAAGTCCATAGACACAGACGGTGCAGTTGCGGCGGCAGTTGGTGCACGTTTGGCAGCAGCACGGAGTCAATCATGAATGAAGGCATCTTGGAATCTATTGAGAAACGCCTGATTCGTATTGAGTCACGACTTGTTCAGTTGATGCTCCACATGGGGCTTGACCCCTATGCGCAATCGTACGAAACAGAACAACCCACCTATCACAAACGGAGTAGCTAATGGCAATTTCAAATTCTATATTTAATTCGGCACAACAATCCTCTGGATTTACTAGTGTACCGATTGGCAACGGCGGTATTGGTTCATCGATTGGCAACGGCGCTAATTCAAGTACTGCGATGCACCAAACTGCACATTATCAATCTGAAATGACGGTCGACCATAACAAACAAACAAACATCCGAATCACCCACGTGGAGAACGGGTTCATTGTTGAGGTTGGTAGTGAAGCATTACTCATTAGGAAGTACGTCGCCAAAGACATGGATGAGGTACGTGACCTAATCACAAGTGACATGGTCACACAACGTATGGAAGGAAAGTAATCATGCCAGACTTAAAGACTGAACTTATGAAACTCGACAACCTAGTATTTGATGACGATGCACAGCCACAAGCTCAGGAAGTTATCGTGCATACAACAGACGACAAACCAACAAGCATGATGGAAGTTATTTGGAAACACATCAAGGCAAACCCTGCGGCTAACTATAGAGAAATCTGTAAAGCCCTTGGAAAGTCACAGTCCGATGTATCGACCCGTCTGACTCAGATGTACCACAGTGGCAAGCTCACACGTAACGCCAAGGATGGGATATATCAATGGTACGTTACTGGGGACAACTACAACAAGCATGTGCGTGGGTTAAAAACAGATACTCGTAAGAGCAAGGTAGCAAAGAAAGTTAAGGCTGTAGTTAAGGCTGCGGCCCCCCGGGTAGAGACTAAGTACCCAACTAAGTACGACGTTAACGAGTTGCTTAGTACGATGTCTATCGTTGAGGCCCGTGCTCTATACGACAAGCTCAAAGCCTTGTTCGGAGGTTGACCATGTGGGACGTACTGGTAACCTTACTGCTCATGTTCTTTGGCGCACTGGTTGTAGTTGTCGGCGGTGCAGTGTTTGTGTGGACAATCTTTCATTTGCAAAACGGAGGTGAGGATGATTAAAGACCCAAGAATTCCTGATCAACAAGGGTTTATGGCAGTTTCGCCAAGTGACCCTAACCCCCGAGGTATGTTGTATTTCACAGAGGCGTCAGCACTTAACCAGAAGGTAGCCATGGATGCCTTGCGGGAGAAGTATCCAGAAGGCTGGAACACTGAGTATTGGAAAGAAAAGCCTGAACCTTGGCAAGTTTTTAAATTAACAATCAGCGAAAGAATTGCATGACTGAATTTAATAAACCAACAGAGCCGAAGACACAGCAACAGGTCTACGATGAGTTGCGCAATGGTGTGATTGAAGAAGTGGCAATGGCAATGGAGCGTATGAAAGGCTTTGGCACTGACACGATTGATTCGTTGACTGTTTACATCAGGGAGATGAAGAAATGAAAATGAGGGTGAGGCGTATCAAGCAAACACGCCATTGTTTACAAGGCTGGTTTGAAGCAGGTTTTTTGGCTAGAGAAAAACGCAACAAAGAAAATCGTAGGTTACTGCGTGAGAGATACATGCGTGGTGACTATGTGGTTATCGACGGCGAAGCTTGGATGAAAGATTTAAAATTATGAACATTGAAGACCAAAAATTCTTATCCGAGGTAGCGCATCGTTCCAAAGACCCAGTGATGATGCAAAGCATTGTCTTGTCTGCAATCAATGGTATGAAACGTGGCGCTGAAGAAGTTCGCTCTCATGCTGTTGACATGGAAACAGTGGCAAGCATGGCATTAAACACACGCTTGTTCAAAGGCAATGAGACATTCATAGCTGACAAGCTGGAGAAGTGGAAACACATGAACAGCAATCGTTGGGATGCTCAAATAGAAAGACTGCGGGAGAAAGCAAAATGAATAACCCACCACTAGTTCCAGTGGAGCGACCTGACTTTGAGTTTCGCTGGCTGCTCAATGAGAAAGACTACGAACATACAAGACATGTGTTTGAGGAATACGTGAAGACACAGCTTGGTACGCCACCAGTGCGGGATGGGGACAAGTACCTATTTGAAAAGCATGAAGTCTATTGGCGTGTGTGGCAAGCCGCTTATCGTTCAAAGGGGTTCTACGCATGAACAAGAGATGTAAGCACATTGGGAAAGATGGATTCCACAGATGCGGAAGCTATGCTTTTAATTTAGAAAAAGATGACATTGACCAAGGTGACTTGTGCGATGTTCACTATTGGCAAAAGAGAGCGTTGGAAGCAGTGAACATTGAGCGTGAAGCCTGTGCTGTTGCTTGTGAACAAGAGCAAGAATATTGGGGTTGGGACAAGGTTTTTGATGCCGCAAAACTTATCAGAGCCAGAGGAGAACAAGCATGACACAAGATGAAATCATTGATTTGGCTACTGAGGCTGGATTGGCTTACAACCATGATGACTATCCAGACATTTGGGATACCTACATGAATGTTGGGCGTGAAGAAATTATGGTTTTTGCCAAACTGGTAGTCGCTAAAGAACGTGAAGCCTGTGCAAAGCTAGCTGGAGAATTTGCTCAAAAGTGGTGGTCGATTCACTGTGACAGCAATAAGCACATGGAAACAACCCGCAAGGCGCATGATGATTTTTGTGCTTTACAAGTCGCCATCAGAGCCAGAGGTGAAGCATGATTGAAGCAGAACAAATCATGAAACGGTGTCAGGCTGGCACACGCAATTACGAAGAAGCAAACAATCTTCATGCGGCATGTTATGGAATGATTGGAAAGCTGTTGGCACAGCGCACGTGGGTTGACTTAACCCAACAAGAACTTGACGAATTAGATGAACAAAGCCCATCACTACATGATTTTGTTCAAAATTTAATGTCCAAACTCAAGGAGAAGAACACATGACAACAGCCTACAACCGTATTGACCGCTTTTTGCGGAAAAACCTCAATGACGATGACTATCCAGCATATAAAGAAGAACTAGATGCGTTATGCCAAGCAAAGTTACAGCGCACATGGGTTGATCTGACACCACAGGACTACGCCGAGATATTTAGAACCGCCCGAAGCGTTGACTACGCCGCTCGACTTGCCGCCACCAAACTCAAGGAGAAGAACAATGCTTGAAATGATTAGAACATTCTGGGGTAAGGTGCGTGGACTACATGGTGAACGTAGAACAATCGTAGAGCAGGGGCTGGTGTACAGATGCACCAAGTGCCATTTAATTTTCATAACCAAAATAGCGGGGGAGCAACATGAGTGCCGTGAACGCATTTAACTGGAAAGAATACACAGATGAGGAACATGCAAAGAAGGGCGGGGCAAGACTGGGGTCTGGTAGGAAGATACCCAACGTAGATATGCGTAGAGCCATGGCTATGCTGAATGAAGGACTGACCAAAAAAGAAATTGCCAACAGGTTTGACATCCCGTACAAATCAATGCTGACGCTATTCAAGAACGTGGGTGCGCAAGAATCACGTGGCCCATACGAATGGACAGGTAAATACAAAGGAACAAAGAAATGACTGACTTAGTAAATCACCCCGACCACTACAAAGTTGGCGGCATTGAAACCATTGACTTCATTGAGGCCAAGAAGCTTAACTACAACATGGGCAACGCTGTGAAGTACATCAGTCGAGCCGAATATAAAGGCAACAAGCGGCAGGACTTGGAAAAAGCCATTTGGTATATCAACAGAGAACTGGGCAAACTTAATGAAAACAATAACGCTTGACTTTGAAACTTTTTACTCCAAGGAGTTCAGCTTATCCAAGATGACAACTGAGGAATACATACGGGACTTGCAATTCCAAACCATCGGGTTTGGTTACAAGATAGATGATGGTGAAGTCCACTGGGTTACCGGGGAAACTGAAGATATCAAACAAGCCCTACACGACCTTGACATTCCTAATTCGTACCTTATCTGCCATCACTCAGCGTTTGATGGAGCCATTCTTGCGTGGCGCTTTGGCATCATAGCGAAGTACTATATAGATACGTTGTCAATGGCAAGACCTATCACCGGTCAAACTGTTGGGGGTAGTCTGGCTAAGCTAGCCAAGAAGTTCATGCTTGGTGAGAAAGGTACTGAGGTTGTCAACGCGATGGGTAAACGTAGAGATGACTTCACCCCACAAGAGTTGGCGGCATACGGCGAGTACTGCAAG